ATTGAGCGCGTAGAGGCTGACCCTGTCTATCAGACGCAACTGTTCGACAAGGCCGTGCTGTTCCGCGAGTTGGTGCAGTCCAAGACTTCGCCACCGCTAACTGGCAACGACAGCGACACGCTCGCTGAAGTCAAGCCGCAGATCAACAACACCTACGCCAAGGCTGATCCGCAACTTGATCACATCGCGCGTCTGTACATCGAAGCGAAGGTAGAGGCGGAGGCTGCTGACGCTGCGCTCAAAGAGATGGCGATTGCTATCAAGGAAGCCATCGCTGACGGCGAAGGCGTAAAAGGTCAGGGCTGGCTTGCCACCTGGAAGCAGAACAAGAGCAGCACCAAGGTCGACTGGAAGTCTGTTGCGGAAGTGTTCGAGCATATCGCTCCAGACACCTATCAGCGTGCACTCTCAGCCGCCACAGAAGAGAAACCAGGTGCGCGAGTATTTCGTGTCTTTGGCAAAGAGGATGAGGCCTGATGCAGGTTGAGATTGATGACGCGATCATCGAGCGCGCACTGGTCATTGCTCGCATTGAGGGAATCATGGCAAAGGGCGCACCAGATAAGAGCCTGTCGCAGAAGGGGCGCAAGGCAGTCTGGGAAGGCGCAGTAGGTCAGGCAGTGTTCGAGCGAGCGATGAGCAATCTCAACATTGACTGGAGCCTGGAGGCTGATTGGAACTACGACTACAAGAGCGACGGTCGAACCGTTGAAGTGAAGACCAAAGAGCGGTCGGTTGCTCCTCGGCCAGACTATGAAGCCAGCGTGTACGACTACAACCACCAGCGCCAGAATGCTGACTGGTACGCATTTGTGTCGCTGAAGTTTGCAGATGGGTACAACAAAGAGAGTAAGGAGGCTCGGTATAAGTATTCAGTCGGATGGGTGGTGGGGTGCATTCAACGCGAAGACTTTGCCAAGGTGGCACGAGTAGTCGAAGTGGATGACCCTTTGCCAAATGGTCAGAGGGCTGGATTCACCAGCCACAACATTGAGTTCAGCAAGTTGCTGGACCTAGCAGCACTAGGAGGAAGCAATGAGTAAGCAAATCGCAGCAGCGCTCGCAGCGCCATTCACAGGTGCAGATCTCAAGACGCGTCCAGGACGCGGCGGAATGACCTTCACCTACGCGGACGCGAGGGCAGTCGCACAACGCCTTGACGATGTGCTCGGCCTGGCTGGGTGGCAGTTCGAGGTCAAGGTTGCGGACGCGGCCGCCAAGGTGGTACACGGCACCCTCATCGCTGTGATCGATGGGGTGACCACAGTCCGACAGGACTTTGGCTACCCAAACAGTGCTCAGGATGACGAGCCGCTCAAGTCAGCAGCAAGCGACGCTCTGCGCCGTTGCGCCGCTCAGATTGGGGTTGGCAGGTCACTATACGCGTCAGGCACAGGAACGAACCTCTCCGTGGCTCCAAGGGCGGTCTCCGTTGATTCTGTGAGGCACTCGCAGCCGTCAGTTTCCACGAGCGATGTGACCGTAGCGGCTGCAATGCTCTTCGCTGAGGGCGAATGCCCAGACCACCGCACCGCTTGGTCATTCAAGCCAGCAGGGGTCTCCAAACTTGGGCGTGAGTACCAGGCTTTCTACGCTTGTGGCGGTAAGGATGGCGGCGGCCAGTTCTGCAAGCGCAAGCCGAGCATCTCGTGGGTCAACGCACAGACCGCGCCAACTGGCGAGCCTGAGCGAACCGAAACGACCGACCTGGAGTCATTGCCGTTCTAAGTCGAGCGGCATCATCTACGGCTGGGAGAGACTGGTGACCTCCACCTCTCCCAGCCACTAACACAGAGCGGAGGATTAAATGAGCCTATGGGTCAAGTGGGATGTCAACAGTCACAAGGATGACAAGATCGCCGCGCTGACTGACACGCAGTTTCGCGCCTTCATCACTCTCATTGCTGAGGTAAAGACGATGCGCTCTGGCGGCATCTTCAAGCATCGAACACACGCCAAGCAAGTGATTGGGCCGCGCCTTGGCAGGGCTGTGGATAAGTTGATTGAGGTTGGTTTGCTGACCGAATCTGGAGATGGTCTCGTGACGATCTCGAACTACTCTCGGTATCAAGTCGACCCCACCTCGACCTCGCGTGGACAAACTTGGCGAGCACGAAACAGGGGTGAGTCAACGGTACCAGAGCAGAGCAAAACAGAGCAGAGCAGAATCTCTCCTATATCCTCTCTTAAGCGAGACGGAAAGAGCAGGCTCTTACCTATCAACGAGATTCTCGGAGTGAAGCGCAATGCGTAAGAGCGCAGAGCCTAGTGACAAGGCTTTACGACAGAGAGCAAAGAGGGAACTGGAGACCTTAGAAGAGCGAGCCTGGAGGGTGTTGAAGTACACGCTCTACAACCACACGATGACAGTGGACCAGTACACGGCATTGAGGGTGGCTCAGGCTGATCGATGTGGGGCGTGCAGGGAGCCACTTCGATTCGGTGAGACCAGGGCGGTCACGGTTGATCACAACCCTAAGTGCTGCCAGTACAAGACGCTCGGTACAAAGAGGACAAAGGGAATGCCAATCTCGTGTGGCAAGTGTGTCAGGGCGCTGCTCTGCTCACCGTGCAACAGGGCCGTGGGATTCCTGGAGCGCTATCCACAGCGCTTGCATATGTGGATTGAGTATGTGAGGAGGATTAACAAGTGAACGCACACATTGCATTTGTCGGACCGCAGGGGTCAGGTAAGTCAACTCTGGCAGAGATGCTAGAGGAGCGGCGTAGCAGTCGATACATTGTGCTGCCAATCGCGCAAAGCATCCGTGAGGTGGCAACGCTTGCCTACGGCGTGGACTTTGACAAGGGCAAGCACTACGCCCAGAGACGGCTTGGCTTGGATGTCAAGACCTCAGGCCGCGAGATTCTCCAGGACATTGGTGCGCAGATGCGCGAACTGGATGCGTACTTCTGGATCAAGGCGTGGCACGACGGGTTCCAGCGCCTGCAGAGCCTTAATCGACCAGTCGCCATAGACGATGTCCGCCTTCCCCTGGAGACGCACTTCCTCAGGGAGCACATCCCAGGGATTAGTATCGTGCGTGTCTTCGCCTCCGCAGAGGCTCGGACACAGCGTCGTGGAGTGCTGCAAGGGGCAAGCGATGTCACCGAGCACGGCTACCTGCAGACTGAGTACGACTTGCAGATTGACACCACAGACTTGACAGCCGATCAGTCGTACGCGATCCTGCGAAAGCATATGGTGGATAACGGCAAGTGGACGGCATCCCCAGAGGAGGAATCATGAGCGCAGCGTTGACAGAACTGGAGACAAGAGCAGCGCAACTTGGCTATCACTACGACGGCCTGGTTCGAGTTGGCGAGCCGCCACTCTGGACGGTGGTACTCATCGACTTGGCTGGCTCAGAACTGACCTTCCAGGCCGAGAGCATTGAGGGAGCCGTCGAGTTGGCAACTGATCGAATGGCGCTTCTGTCAGGGATGATTGACCTATGAGCGGCTATGAATATGTTGGCGTAACCCTGATTGTCATCAACACCGCGCTGTTCATGGTGGTGTTTGCATCTCTTCCAGTAAGCATCAAGCGCGGCATCGGTGTTGTACCGTCGTTTATCTTCCTGCTCACCACAGCAGCAACAGTGATCTGGATGTGGAGGGCGCTGCAATGGCAGGTGTAAAGGCAAAGCGCAACGGCGCGGCTAAGGCTCCTGTGTGGACCGTAACCGACTGCACCGAGTGCGGCAAGGTCATTGACTACACCGACCCTAAGCGCCTGGTCTTTCCAGCCCAGCGCGTCTTGGTTATCTCACCAGAAGGCCGCCGCTTTCACTGGCGGCACAAGGGCTGCGTGAAGTGAGCAGCATCGAAATCCTCTGCGAAGAGTTAGACGAGGGCATACGCTGTGTCCAGGAAGGCGCAGACGCTTGGTGCCTAGATCCAAAGATCGGCAGACAGTTTGCCAAGTTGAGCATTCGCTATGTTGATGCGGTTGCACCAGATGGCTGGTTTTTCCTGAATGAACACATCTTCAATCGCAAGACCATTGCAGACTTGATGAAGTCAGGACACCTGGAAGTCCAGTCATCCGTGTTCACCCTCTCGGATGGTGGTCACGCTCGACTAGGAAGGTTGGTACGCAAATGAGCCAGATGTCTGACCTAGACATTGACGAGCAGAACAAAGAGAAATCAAAACGCGGTAAGCGTGCGCGCAATAAGGGTCACGCCTTTGAGCGCGAGTGCGCATCTCGTCTAGGTGGAATTCGCGTGGGCCAGTATGGCGGCAAGGTTGATATCCAAACCGATTGGCTGGTGGCACAACTGAAGTGTGGCAACGGAACTTACTCGGAGCGCTACGACGGCTGGCTGCGATCAGTCAAGGGCAACGCCAACCAGACTTCTGCTCTTATCGTTGGCGACGCGCCTGGACCTGGCACACGCCGTCGCACCATGATTGTGATGGACTTCGATTCCTTCTGCGACCTACTCGGAGTCAAGCGTGCTGAGAGATAACCTAACGCTGCTCCGCGCTGGGTTTGCTAAGACCTTCGAGCCGCACCTTGGCCACACCAAGCGTTGGTCAGCATTCCAATTCATCGCAGACATCATCATTGCTCGATCGTTCAATCAGCCCACCATCATCGTTGAGACTGGATGCGCGCGCATGGCTGGCAACTGGGGCGGTGACGGCCAGTCCACTGTGGTGTGGTCATGGCTCGCTGGGCAGTGCGATGGCTTCCTATATTCGGTTGACATCAACCCAGAGAATGTCGAGACCGCTCGCCAACTTTCGCCATCCGCGAGACTCACAGTAGGAGACTCGGTCAACTACCTCCGAGACTTCAACGATGCTCCCAGCATCTCGCTGCTGTACCTGGACTCATTTGACTACAAGGTGGGTGACCTTTCCTCCGCAGAGCACCATCTGCGCGAACTGCAAACGATCTATGACCGACTGCCTCCTGACTGCCTCATCGCCATCGATGACTGCATCACACCCACAGAGGGCAAGGGTGCGTTGGTTCGCCAATGGCTAGAGGGGCGCGGCAACCTTCCTGTCCTGGAAGGGTATGTGACGGTATGGCTCAAATAGCCTCACTCCTCCTGAGCCTCACACTCCTGACCGTCTCAGGAGGGCCGAGCCTCACGCCAGAGACTGCAAGCGGCGTGCCAGTGAGTGGCTTGGCAACCTGGTATGGATCACGAAACCCAGCAACCCAGTTTTGCGTTGGTGGATACAGGCGCACCTGCCCACCGTATAAGTCTGGCGAGCGCGTGATGTACGCAGCGGTGCCACGCTGGCGCTGGGGCGACAAACCGTTTAGACTGCGCGTCTGCCGCAAGGATGATCCGACTAAATGCGTGATCGTTGTTGCACGAGACTCATGTGGACGATGTAGGGAGGATATTAAAAAGCCGTGGACATCTCGCAGCCTAGCAATCGACCTAAGTCCAACCGCGTTCGCATCCTTAGCACACGGGCGGCTAGGCAGAGGCGTGTTAGCAGTGACAATCGAGGATTACCCATTGAGCAGCGAGATTTTCAGCAAGCCTGTGCGGCGTGGTCACTAAAACTCGGAGTCAAACTCAACGCGCTGTTCAACCTCATGCCGCAATACGGCAAGAGCGTCCACTGGGCGCGAGAGCGGTACTACGGCGGAACTTTTGTCACTGATGCTGACCTGTACTGGGTCAAATCACGCATTGAAGATCAGACCGATCACTCACTTACCGCGAAGATGCAACGCTACGCTGCGGCCGTAGATCTTATGTGCCGCGTATGCGCAGGGGACGATGACACTACGCCAACCTGCTGGGATCAGACCTGCCCACTTCGACCTGTATCACCGCTGCCACTTAGGAATCCAAAGTGATGCGGTACGATTCTGTAGCGACGGCGCGGCCTTTTGGCGTGCTGCCGTCACTCGCCCTGCCGATGGAGTCCTCCCATCGGCAGGGTCTAACTTGGGGCAGCGTAGATGCTCGCACGACCAATATGCCTATTGGCGGTCAGCGGGGAACGAGTGGTGCGACTCCACTCCTGCTCCACCACTACAGGAGGACAAATGGCTAAGGCGCAGGACAAGTTCACCGCTCTCAAGGCGTGGGTGGCAGAGTCTCAGTCCGTCATGGGGCTGGATCACTGGGAAGTCACCATCGTTGAGGCCGCGTCTGATGTGGACTCGTGGGCAGACATTGACGCGCACCCACAGCAGCCTACTGCGGATCTGCGCGTCGCATTCGACTTCTGGAAACAAGATCCAGAGAAACAGCGCCTCATTCTCACTCACGAGTTGCTGCACCTAGTGCTTGCTCGCTATGCGCGCATCTCAGAGAACCTAGAGGAATCGCTTGGCAAACTCGCCTGGGCCGTCATCGAGCCGCAACTAGAAGACGGTGAAGAGCGGACGATTGAGCATCTTGCTCGTATTATTGCTCCATACCTCTCGGTCCCAGCGTTCCCCAAGGCATGAGGGCACAGCGGCCATGTCTTACCTGCGGAGTCCTAACGACCTATGGCAACCGCTGCAATGTCTGCGGACCACGCAAGGCAACCGAGTGGGCGAAAAATCGCGGACCATCTCCCTATCGAACAGCGGACTGGCGCAGACTTTCAGCCCAGAAGCGCAAAGAGGTTCCGTACTGCGAACTGTGCGGAGAGCGAGACAACAACCCAAGCAACCCACTCACTGCAGACCACATCCAGCCGCTGAGTCAGGGAGGCGCATTGATCGTGCCAACCTGGGCGCTCCGCACGCTGTGTAGGGTCTGTCACGGTAAAATCACCAAGCATAGTTAGGAGGACACAATGAGCAAGCCGATCATCATCGTGAGCAATACGATTGTTGCGCCAACGGGATATGGCCAGCAATGTAGGCAACTGGCTCTGCGCATCAAGGCAGACGGCATTCCAGTGGGAGTCTCAGCCAACTACGGTGCTCCGACCAATATGGAGATCGAGGGCATTCAGATCTTTGCCGAGGGGCTGATCAAGTATGCCAATGACTCTGGACCTGAAAACATTGCCATGGCCGCCTCACAGGGTGGCTTTGGTCTGACCCTGATGGATGTGTGGGTGGCAATCAACGATGCCTACCACAGCCTCCCTGTGGTCTCCTGGGTCCCTATCGACCATGACCCAGTGCCACCGCGCGTTGCTGAGTGGTGCATCAAGGGCGGCAACAAGTACATCGTTGCTATGAGCAGGCACGGTGAGCAGGCACTGCTGAAGGCTGGCGTACCGCGAGACCGCCTGACCTATATCCCTCACGCCATTGACACAAAGATCTGGACGCACGATGGGCCTGCCTGCCGCGATGTACTCCGCGTACCAGAAGACGCGCACCTCACAGTTATTACAGCCATGAACAAGGGCAAGCGCAAAAGTTTCCCAGAAATGCTGAAGGCATGGTCACTCTTCGCCGAGACGCACAAGGATGCCTATCTGTACCTGCATACCGACCGCTGGGGTCACCTAGACGGCATCAACCTTATTCCTGTCCTCAAGGCCGTAGGCGCTCCAGAGGATCGCATTCGATGGGTGAACAGCAGCCAGATGCGTGCAGGCATCGCAGCCGAGACGCTCGCATCAATTATGCGGTCAGCAAGCGTCTTGCTCTTGGCTTCACGAGGTGAGGGCTTTGGCATCCCTGTCATTGAGGCTCAGGCTTGTGGAACGCCTGTGATCGTGACCGACTGGACAGCACAGCCAGAGTTGGTCAAAGACCACGGCTACATCGTTGACGGCCAGTTGGATTGGGACGAGATGCAAGAGTCCTGGTGGAAGATCCCTAGGGTGCTCGGCATTGTTCAGGCGCTAGAGAACAACTACGCAGACACCAAGTCAGGACGCATCGACCGCGCTGCTCTCGCCGCAAAGATGTACGAGTATGACGCTGACTATGTCTACACAACCAAGTGGCAGCCGCTCTTCGCTGACATCTTCAGTGGGAAGATCCGCCTAGGCGTACCAGCAGAGCAGCCAGTTACCTTGAACCGCGCACAGCGTAGGAAGGTTAAGTGATCACAATCGTTTCTGGCGCACCCTGCTCTGGCAAGTCAACCTACATTCGCCAGCAATCAAAGCCTGGAGATGTAGTCGTTGATCTAGAGCGCCTATCTTCAGCGCTTTCAATAGGCGTAGAGGATGGTCACCTAGTGCCTGAGTACATTGCGCACATCGCTATCGGTGCTCGCAATGGGGCCGTACGCCGCGCAGTGCGGCTAAGGGAAAGCGCCAAGGGCGTTGATGTGTGGATCATTCACACCGCCCCAAAGCCAGCAGACCTAGCCGCTTATCGCATCTGGAAGGCTGAGGTGGTTGTGATTGACCCTGGCAAAGATGTCTGCCTTGAGCGCGCCTCTCGTCTGCGGCCTCATACTGCTCAGGTCATTGAGGACTGGTACAGCGGCAAACTACATCGACCAAGACCTATGGTTCTCAAAGACGATGAGGGCGACATGAGGGAGGACCTTTAATGGCTGTGGCACACCTCTGCGACATGGGCGACATCCGTGGAATTGGTAAGCGCCGCGCCTGCTCTCGTGTCTTGTACTGCAACAGGTGCAAGAGAGACCTAGTACCCAATGCCCCTACCTGTGGCGAGTGCAGTTACTGTCGCCGCACGGCAGAGCGCCGCGAAGGGAAACCATATTGGGCTGGCAAGGATTGGACACCCAGTGCCGCTCTATAGTTTTAAGTGTCCAGCCTGCGGAAAGATTGAAGAGCGCCTGCAGTCAGGCTTTGAGCCAGTGGTACCACGATGCGAGTGCGGACCCTGGATGATTCTGCAACTAACAGCCAGCGCCGTGGTCTACAAAGGAAAGGGCTGGGCAAAGCGTGATAGGGAGGGGGGGTCAAATTCTGATAATTGAGCGTGGCCAGGTAC